AAAACACCATGCTCGGTGTATGGATCAAGCTCATAATGAGCCTGGATGAATTCATTGCGCACGACATGGCGCACACGACTTGTTACGTTTCTATCTACCCTCCAGGCATTGTTGACATAGGTTTTGACTGTCTGAGTTATCTCACCAGTCTGGTCCTTGGACAGGATGTCCCTAATATCATCTTCCAGAGTCATTGAGTTAGTCAGCGGCTGCACAAATGTGGCACCACCCTGATTGAGACGCTCACTCAGTACCTGAAGCAGCCTCTCTTTGACTGGCTGGTTTCTGATCTGTCTGAGTCTCTGGATTATATCCTCAAGGGTCTCTCTGCGCATTGTGGCTTGTGTGGTTCTAAGATCTCTGTATCTATCCAATACAGAAGACTTGCTACTTTTCCACACTTCATGGAAGAATCCCTTCCGGTTGATTAATGGAATGGTTGTAGACTGCCTATCAGGCAATGGAACTTCAAATGGCAGGCCACCACTAACAAACGGAATACGATTGAGGCCAGACAGCACTCTCCTAGTTCCATAGGCGAACTTACTATCCTTCACCTTTGGATAGTAGCGATAAGCAGCGAACCCCATGAGGCTGAATGAAGCCATAGATAGACCAACAGACCCTATGGGCCAGCCACGCTCGTCTCGCTCTCCTCTGTTTGGATCTACAAATGGGTATGGATTAGCCACCTAGTAGTGCCCTCTCTGTCGGTGAAAGTGATCTATCTGGGCGAACAAGGGTAGCGGTAAGAGCCCTTGATCGATTTACTGTTATCTCTATTCTGGTTGGTACATCGCCAGTCTGCGTGGCTCTGTGGCCTCCTGGGATGCCATCTATCATAACGTTTCCAGTAGCTCCGAACTCACGTATGATCCTCTGGATAGCTGCCTGAGTGTCGTATTTGTCCGGTGCTATATCTCCACCCATGTACTGTCCATCATAATGGGTTAGCTTAGTCATCTGTATTGGCCCTGGTATGAAGGGAGAAGCCCTCATCCTATCCATCTGATCCTTCCATCCAAGACCGAAATCATGTGCATCATATCCTTCAAACTTGGCACTATTTAGCTTCACATCCTCAAGCTGAACCGCTGGAGCCCATCCTCCCCATCCAACCTCGGGCACTCCTTCCTCTTCAACAAACTTGCTGACATTCTGGCTATTTCTGAAGTCAGATAGAGCGCGGAAGTTCCTCTCTCCATCCTGAATCCCCCATCTAACACCAAGCAAGTTACCAACATCTTCTGGCACCAACTCCATAATCCTCTGTCTCTCATCAGGATCAGTAGTGCGCATGAATGCATTGAAGAATGGGCGCTCTGCATAAGGCAAAGCTCTGTACATAGAAGTCCACCCTGCTGTGGACATTCCAAGAGGATTCAGCCCAGTCATTGTCTCCCCGGCTTTACGAAGGAAATCTGGAGATCCTGTTAGCTCATGAAGACGCATAGCTTTCATGTACTCAAGCTTGTCAAAGTAAGCCTCCAGTTCTCTCTTGCGCTTCACATCAGATGGAACACCAGACTTGGCACCGATGACATATCTACCAGCACCATACACGCCCCCAGCGATAGAGCCAATCATTGCCCCAGGAGCACTACCAACTAGTCCTCCCATGAATGCCCCTCTAGCTGCGCCTTCTAGTAAAGAGTCAGAAGATACTAGTGTCTTTGCCCATGGTTCAGCGAAGTCACGTATGGGATGCTCCCAGAATGCAGCATCTCTTCCATACAACCTAGTTCTTTCATACTCCTCTATCGGAGTTCTGTAGTGAAGGAATCTGGTATGTATTGGTGTATCTAGATGTGAGTTATGTATTGTGTACAACCCGGTTGAATACGTGTGATCCTCATAGACTGTGAAATCATACAGTGGACTCTTGCTTCGTGGTTTGCTTGTGCCAACAGAAGTGACCATCATATGACATATATCATCCTCATCAAACCACATCAGCTCATTCTTTGGTGCTTCGACTCCGTATAGAATTCGTTGAAGATCAGTCTCATCTATCACCAGATCATATGAGCTGGAATTCAGCTTGATGATATGGTGTGCTATGTGAAGTCTCAGCAATAGCTTCGATATGTCAAACAATGTACCAGTGCTGCTCAGCTTGAAGGTATTGAAGCTCTTGTTCATTGTCAATCCTCTAACAAATGCTTTCAGCATGACAATGTCAGAGTTCTTAACAAAGTCAGGGATGCGCTTCTCCTTCCCATATCCGAACAGCCCCTTGATCATCAGAGCGAACACAGGAGATGTAAACTTCACATAGTCATATCCAGATATAGTTTGCTCGGTTGTCTGAACAACCATTGCTGATGCTGTTCTCATAGAATCAAGCTTAGCTGTGTCAGAACAGAAGCCTATTCTGATGCCATGGTCAGATCCCTTGTCTCTGATCGGACCGCCTCTTGCAAAATAGTACCCTAGTAGTCTCATGAGCTCCTGGCTCTTCTCAACCTTGCGCTGGAAGAACTTCACACTGCCCTTCTTCCGTAGCATCTCTACATCATCTATTACTTCGCTTATGAGATCAATATCTGCCAGTTCCATCACATCTAGTTCGTCTGTGCGCTCATCTATGATGATTGGCGGAAACAGCAGCACATCTCCTCTGGTGACATCTCCAGCTTTGACAAATCCACGCTCTGTCCATATGATGTGGTTGGTGGTTGTTCTAAGTGGATGCTCATGCCCACCTGCACGTATGGTTCTCATCTTGTCCCAGGACTCTGGCATTCTTACATGAACATCTGTTACTGCTCGCCATATTCCAGTGTGAGTTCTAACCAGATCATTTTCACATACCCTTCTAGCCTCTATGTATCCACGATGGGTTTCTATTAGCTCATCCTCTGGAACACAGAACATCTCCCACGCGGCTCCAGCTACTCTCTCTGGGAATGAATACTCAGCGGAAGCCTTGAGATTCTCATTGGTGCTGAGGTTGGTGTACTCTGTATCAGGAGAGAAGATCTTCCCTTTGAACCGATAAGGATAGTACTCTTGCTTCTGAACTACGGCTCTTCTCTGCTTCAGAATAGTCTGAACTCTGTCTTTGTCCTCATCTGATAGTAGCCCCATCCTGCTTTGCATTCTAACTATCTCCAGCTCTTCCTTGTACTTCTTCGAGTATGGGGCAACATCTGCTAGAATTGCCAATCTATCCAGGTGACTATAGTCCTCTCCTGCCCATCCAAGATTCTTTGCTCTCAATTCCATAGCTATACCTCTAGCCTGCAGCATCTTGGCTACATCTTCCTCATACCTGCTCTGGGAGAATGGCACATCAAATGCCAGCGTAACCCTTGGGTCATCTCTAGATACATACAAGATCTGCCCACTATAGATACCGCTGGCCTTCATGTAGAAGTTCACCTGACTATAGTGCTTTGATCTAGGAGCAGTCATTTGAGACAGAGCCTCTGTTGTGATGGTCTTGATCTCAACTACCTTGTTCTTCCGTCCCTCTCTAACTATCGCATCCATATGCCCAGATACGTTGGAGTATGGGTCATAGACTAGCGCCTCTGCCTTAACAAGTAGATTAGCTCTTGCAAGTTGTTCCTGAACTACCTTGTGCAGATATGTACCCATGGAGGTTACATCGAATCCCTCTTCATCAAGGGGAGGAGATTCACCAAGCATTCTAGTAACGATCTCATCTCTGGTCATTCCTATCCATGATGCTCTTCCTGGGAATGTCTTCTTAACCGTTCTTGCTGATTCATATCCAGATCCTGGAAGTCGCAGCAATCCCTCCGGAACCTTTGTATAAGGATCTCCATACGCGAAGTTCATGAAGTAGTCTCTGGTATCCAACCACCCAGGCATCTTGTTTCTGATCCTGTTGTAATACTCAGTGTTGAATGGTCTTCTTGGTATGAATCGTCTCCAGAACTCAGTCAGACCCATTTGCCCACCTATATTCAGATCCCAATATCTGCGCCGATATGAGTACAGCTCAGAGGCATTCTCCATGACAGCATCAGGCTCAAACATTCCTCTTCTACCATCTTCCCCTTGGATCTTACCCATGGCAGACTCATATCCGAATCCAACAAGACCAAGAGGCTCGATGATTCCTCTGTACTCCATGTTTCCAAGAGTAGCACCAAGACTAGTTGAAGATAGAGGAGCGGGCAATCTCAACGAGGCAGTTCCTGGCGACACGTTGTCTGCGCCAGCCATAGGAGCAAAGTGATCCTCGTACTTCTTTAGGAAGTTTGGACTGGAGTATCCTATCGTTCCACCATTCCTTGGATCAGTAGCATCATCGTAACTATTGAACAACCTAACAAGCTCCTTGTGATGCATCTTGATAGTAGGCTTGGTGAATGGAAGATGGAATGGTCCAACCATTGGAGCCTTGGCTGTTATGTAGGAAATAGCTGGTCCAACAAATGGTATCTCTTCTCCCAGACCACCAGTCTCCGGATATGGCCTGGACAGATAATGCTTGCGCTCGTAATGGTAAGGATCTATCAGTGCTCCAATCAGATTCACACCCATCGGTGGATTTGCGAACAGAGCAGCTTCCATCTTGCTTCCAAGACCATCTGGAGTGTACTCATACTGTGACTTGAGTCTCACAAACCAGTTAGGTCTGAAGTACATGATATCCTTGCCCTGGTAGTTCTGTCTAGACAACTCCCAGAATCTACCTCTTCTAACCGGCACCTCTTTCCTACCAGAGAACTCCTCTTCAAACTGCTGCTTCGATCTAGTAGAGAGCAGACCAGGACCAGCGAATAGACCTTCTCCTGTAACAAGGTTCTGGCTCAGCTCTCCTGCACTCAGCAATAGACCAGCAGTCATTCCTATGGCTGCTCCCTGTCCTCCCCTTAGCCTAGCCCCCAGTGCAGAGAATACAAGGGGAGGAGCGAAGGTTCTGACCATACTGGCAGCTGGACTCTCTATGGAACCAGGCATCAGCCCTTCCATATACTTAGACAGCTGAGTCAACCCAGTTATATCCTTGAAAGCATGATACGTGTGCGATGTCTTAACCACCTGATCAGCCATTGCTACAGTTAATCCTTCATCAAAGGCTGTTCCGTTGAACATAGGATTCTCATCAATAGCAGCATCAGTGAACTGATAAACTGCTCCAAGTCCAGCAACAGCAGGTCCCCACGTAATAGCAGTTAGACCCATTGCCAATGCGCTTCTTCTATGGTCTGGATTATTAGGGGCAAACCCCATGAACTCGCCTATTCTAGCAAATCTATCAGCCAGCCAGAATGGAATCATTCCGGCTCTAGACATAACGAACTTTGGATCATGCGGAGGATCCTCAAGACTGTCCTTCCATATTGATGGGAAGAAGCTGCGCATCATTCCGCCGAATCCTCTTGATCCAGGAGAGAAGAAGCTGTTTGTCACTGATACGAATGGTGAGTCGTAGATCCTTGCAGCAATGGGATCATCTATGGGAACTCTGGTGAATTCTCTTATCTTGCCAGATGACCACGGTGGAATATACTGCTTTGCCAGCTGATAAAGAGGAGTCTGGGCATCCATTACAGTATTCAAACTCTCAAGCAACACTTGATCATTTACATCACTTCGGGTACCCTCACGAATAGCATCCAGAACTTGCTTCTTATACGTCAGTATTCCAAGAGCCTTTCTCTCGCTCTTCCTGATGTAGTTCAGACCCTCTGATTCTGATGCTTTTGCTATCTCGTTGAGCTCAGATGCCCGCAGATTGCTTGACAGGATCTTCTCTTCTGCTATGACATTACGTATCTCCTGCAGCTTACTAATGGTGCTCTTCCCACCATAGCCAAATCCTCTTGAACCAGCTTCCTCTGTGATGGCTCTGAAGTCATCATAACTTCTGCCTATTACAGAGTTAACTGTTGATGCAACTCTTCTGTTACGTGAGAATAGAGAGTCTCTAACATTGGTATTCTGAAGAACTCTGTAGAGATAGTGATCATCCTCTAGGGCCCTCATGACATTCACACCAACACCAGGTCCTAGTTCTACATCTCCCTGAAGAATCTTTCTGAACATCCCTGGTCTAGATGTCACTATGGTTGTTGCATTGATGGATGCTCTTCCTACAAATCCACTTACTAGCTGTAGAGCTTCCTGGGCCATGGTTCTCTCTTTAGGATTGAAACCTTGTCTTGCTCTGGCTGCTATGAATTCCTTGTTGAACACTCTTGATTCGTTGCTAAGGAGATTTAGAACGCTGTGCGGCTTCGTGTACTTCGCTGCTAGATTAGATACCCATGTGAATAGTGATTCTGACTCTCCATATCCTGCACCTATCTCAAACCTTCTGAGAACATGCTCATGAACACGTCTTCTCCATTTACCAATGAACCCCTTACTCCATGCTCTGGTTTCTGCAAGCTCCTTTACATCCATCAGCCTGGATTCTGGTAGACCGTAGTGCTTGTGCACCGCACGAGCTATGTATGATCCTCTTCCTGCCCTGAGCATCCTATAGGAGTTATATGGATTGATAGGAACTATCTGTCCTGGTTTGACCAGATAATGCTTCCCAAGGAAGAACAGACCAGCCTCATCTTCACCAGGCACAATAGCCCCAAGCCTACTAAACAAAGCCTCTGTGTTGACATTGGCTGGCTTATGAATATACCCAAGCCCCATTCTACCTTCGCCATGTCCATAGAAATCGGCAGCCACTTCCTTGTCCATGAAGATTCTGAGAGGAGTGCCTAGTACGCCAACAGCAACACCACCAACTCCACCAAAGGAATGCTGCATTGCAGTGACTGCTCTGTTGAACAGATACTTCGGACTAACAGCCCGCATGTCAAGAATGTCACCGCTTCCCTGTAGTCTATATATTGGCTGCTTGGAATAGAGGTTCTTAGTGAGCTTATTGTAGATAGCTCCGGAGGATCTCTTACCAAAGATGCCAGTCTTAGCTATCCTGGCAGCAAGAACTCTAGACTCGCGCTCAGCTACCTTTGCCTTCTCTACACCCAGTAGCTCTTCGAAGAATGTAGATCTTGGCTTTGCCTGTCTATCTCGAAGATCCTTTAGGAATTGTCTCTTAAGATCTCTAACTCCAGCAACCTCATGAAGACTACCACCCATTCCTCCAACCATAGAGGTTCTCTCTATGGCAGAGACCATATTCATTAGATCATCGTCTATACGATTGACACGTCTGGTGTTTCTGAGAAGGATCCTTTGCTGTCTCTCCTTCTGGAATGATTCAATGAAGTTCCTGGCGTTCCTCAACATACCAGAGGGTCTTACAAACTTCCTCCAGGTAGAGGGAACCATGGTATCTCTCCATGTAACAGATCCAAAGGCCCCGCCAAGACCTGCTTGAACAGACTTCCCATATGCCAATGTCTTCTCGAAGAACTGCAGAGTCTGCTTTGTGGCATGCTCTCGCATGCTTGGATCTATCTTTCCAACGAACTTCTGAAGAGCTGCACCTCCGACTCCCCTAACACCATAGTTGAGAAGGTTCCCACCACCTACAAAGAAAGCGTCTATTGGGTAGAATCCGGCAGTGAACTTAGCATAGTCCAGGAGAGTTCCTGGAACATTGAAGACAGATGGCTTATCAGATTCACCGTGCAATCCCCCTATGATTCTATCTGCAAGATAGAATGGCACGGATCTCTTGAGGTAGTCCTGCGCATGGACTGCCATAGCACCTTTGACAACAGCTATTCTATCATAGGTGTTCTTCTTCAGCAGAGACTGGGCCTTCAGCCCCATAACTCTGGTTCCACTCATGTTCCCAAACTTGGCAGCTATCTGCTCTGTCTCTGTCTTCCATTTGTAGTACGGGTTTGTTATGTCTCTGACTCTGCCTCTAAACTGCCTAATCCAGTTATCCCTAGGAAGCTCGTCTACAATAGATGCAAGAGGGGCTGGAGCTGAGCCCACAGCTCTCACTGCTGCTCTCTCTGCTGTTGCGAATGCAGATCTTGGAAAGGCTCTAGCAACCTTTTGAGATAGGCTGCTGGTGAGTCTGGTTGTGGCACCGCCAAGCCGCTTGGTTAGAAGACCAGTCAGGGCAACATATCCAACCATAGTAAGACCAAGTCTGATGAAATCAGACGTACCAAATCCATCCTGACCAGGGATATTCCCTAGGCCAGTTGGCAAACCAGTATCTAGCTGGTTGTATTGATCATCATAGTACTTGTCTATGTCAGCCATTAGATTGGTGGTCCATCTACCCAAGCGTGTTCATTCTCTTGGTAGTCATCTTTGCCTATTACTGTCTTCTTGATATCACCCTTTGACAGATTCTCTGGAGGCCTTTCTCTTTTGTTGATAATTGCCTCACGGATACTGATTGGATCATTTCCAGTCTCATTGAAGATTCTTTCGCGCAGGGATCTCTGTGCTGGTTCTATCCCTGACATCCTCAAGCTGTCAAATACATCTCCACCAGACCACTTATTGTCTACTGGTGCTCTGATAGGAGGAGGTGGCACTGGAGTAGGAACTCTCTTTCCTCTGTCTCTCTTATCTGAGTACAATCTCTTCTGTGCGACAAGCTCAACCTGTCCAACATATGACAAGAACTCCTCAATACCCATGTTATCCACATCAAGTGGATTCATGTTGAAGTATGAGCATATCAGAGCTTTAGCCTCTGGATGGAACGACTGAGCCTCTTTGCGCTTCTCAGACAAGATAGTTAGGAACACATTTTCATCACCCCAGCCAGAGATCTTTAGAATACTCTCACACAGAGCCACATATTCACCAGTTCTTAGCTCTGGTATCTCTTCTGGGTGTACTACAGCAGCCTGTATGATGAAATCTTCAAGATCAGGAGACTGTTCCTTGCCATCTATTTTGGCAAACTCACCTAATGATAGTTGCTTGAAAACAAATAAGGTGCCCCCAACCTCTAGTGAGAAGAGGGCACCATGCTTTTGCTTCAGAGCGTCAATGTCTGGATGGGACATGTTCCCATCCTTTTACAGCTTGGTAGGTGCGCTGAAGATTGCAAATCCGCTCACAGAGTAAATCTGCTCGACTACCGCTGGTCGCAGGCCTGCTCTCGTCTCATGTAGCTTCTTGAATTCCTCTGGAGTTGGAGAAATGAGACAAGCATCGATAACCATATCCTCTGCTGCATCATTGATCTCTACTTCGTCATTGCTCTTGTTCATGAGCTCCTGAACCCCACGCTGAATCTCAGCATTGGCGATCCTGCCTAGTGGCTTGAAGTAGAAGACATCCCCTCCTGGGATATCCAAGGAGTACACCTCACCATGCTCTTTCTTCAGAGCTTCGATCTGTTCCTTAGTCAAATTAGACATATTTCCTCCTATGGAGTTATGATATGGAGAATGTTCTCCTGTTGGATCTCACATCTGTTCCATTGTAACTGGCTATTACATAGATGTATCCGTTTCCTGAGGTGATAGGATATCCCTGCAGGATCTCGGTGAAATCTATGGTAGCGGTTCTTCCTTCATATCCTAGATTGAAGAAGAAACTTGGGTCATGATTCTCATAGTGCACCGCCCAGTGAAACTTAACATTATTTTGCAATCCATCTGGAACGCCAACTGCCTTTGCTTGAACTGCAATCAATGGGAATGTTCCGTTAGTGGCCGAAATGGTGAGGTGTTCTATTGGCTCTTCAATAACAACACCACTGAGAACCAGATTACTTAGAGCATTATCTTCTGTGCTCGCTGGGTCGTCGTCCACGGGGTTACCATCAGAATCAACAACTATCTCTATGGTATCCAGAGTCTCACCTACTTGATCAGTATTATCTGCATCATTAGAACCTGAATACTGTGAGCCGAAGGGATCTGATGCTCTTTCTGACTGCAGAGTTTGCCCCTCCTGCCCATGATATGGATCCATCATCTTTCCAAAGAAGGTGTATGCCTCAAAGAGAGGTTCACCATTTGGTGTTAGTAGTTGTCTGATACCAGTTATATGACAATCCCCAATACTCTTGACTGTCCACTCATTTGATGCATTGGAGATGTTCCCATAAATGACTTCTATGTCAAACCCAGACACTATCGTTTGCAGGCTTTTGTCCTTGTCGAGTGCCTGCTCTCGCAATCCCTGGGCCACCTGGCCCCAGATCCTGTCCTCAAGATATGTTTTCATACCATGAAAGTCCGCACCACTGTCCTGTTTTAGTGCTTCGTCTAGGATCCTATCGTAATTGGTAAACTTGGGGAGAGCTGGCCCAAACTGCGTGGAGCTTTGTGCTCTCTGTTCATATGCCTTCCTGGCCTTGTTCTGTTTGACCCTCTTGAGGATAGACTCACCAGATTCTCCTCTAGTGTTCAGATAGTCCAGGATGGTATTGATATAGTCTCTGTCCTTGAAGGCAACAGTGAAGACCCCCTGCACTATTTGTGTGCCTCTAGCTATTGCATCATACTTATCAGATGCATAACCGTATAGAGGGGCCTTCTGTTCAACCAGATCCCAGCTGATGGTAACAACCTCATCTACCCAGACGTTCCCAAAGAACACCTTAGTTTGAGCCCCAGAGAAGTACATATCAGTGTACTGGACTAGGTTTAGATCTGGCTGTTGTCTTATTAGATCAGTGTTTGGCATTTGCTACCTCAACCATATTGTACCACGTAATGGTCAGTAAACAAAGTTAGTTACCTATCTAATATCAAGATAGCTCCAAGGAGTGTAATACGGTCCAGTCTTGTCCAGTGTCCCTTCCTTGGGTATGTTGTAGCTGTTCTTGGATAGATCTTCTAGTTGGGAATTCAGCAGGGCAAGTTCTGACAATAGAGAAGATCTTGTTGCGCCACTTGCAGTTGCGAGGCTGGTCTCCACTTGTCCTATCTTACGAAGAATGCTAACGGCCAGCTCTATGTTCAACTGGGAAGTATAGTCAGAGAAGAAGATACCCTGATTGATGAATGTCTTTCCATCTGGACCAAACTCAAGACCATTTGGAGCCATGATTGTCATATCCCTTGCTAGATAGCTGGTGACATTCTCTGTAAAGATGTCATCGATGGACATAGTCTGGCCTTCGTTGACCATTTCAAGTCCATACAGGCGCATGGATGACATTACGCCAACCTCATTCTGGAAGGTGATTGTAATGTCTATCGGAGGGATTTGGTCTATCAGTGTACTGTGTCCAGCTATATCTGGAGGATCATTCCTATTGATAGATGGTACCAACTCCCACAATGCATTCCTATCGAATACAGTAAACACCATGCTGCCAGCTATCGTCCTGGCTCCTCTGGTGAACCCCTTTGGATTGGATCTCCCAAGAGTTCTGACTGGATTCTTCTCTCTATGCACGGAGAAGGAGAATGTCTGGAGTTCAGCGAACTTCTTCAGCTTCCCATCAGAGTAGGCTTGGACAATAATATCACACCCAGAGAATGAGTGGTATCTGTTGCTTTGATCTACTAGTGCATTAAATGGTTCTGGTAGTGCTCCACCAATAGGTAGCTGGGCAGCCACGTTGGCTATATTGGCAGGTGTAACCAGCTCATCTATATCTGGCACATCTACCCATTCAAGTGGATTCCCTACACTTGCTACAAGTCTCTCTTTAGACATTTCACCCCCATAAGAGAAATGGGGATGGGGATAGAATTCCCCACCCCCATAACGGAGTCATCGGCTCTACTTACGCAGCTGGAATAGCACCGATAGCAGCAAGATGCTGAAGTGGGTTGTTTACAGATTCAACTGGTACCCACGGTGTCAGAGATCTAGCTACAAAGGTCATCTGCGCTTCGTTTACGATATCATCAATGGACAATCCAGATCCTTCGTTAAGGATCTCAACTCCATAGATCTTCATACTGGCAATCTGGCCATACTCATTGGCAGCAGACAGCGTCACATCAAACGGTGGAACCTGATCAGAATAGACTGCCTTTCTGAGCTCTAGTCCCAGTGCGATGTTTGGAGACAGACCACTGATTTCATGTACCGACAGAACTGTCTCCTCAGGGTTCCGGATGTCATCGAACTTAGCGAGATATCTGGACTGATTGACAATGCTGTTCAGAACGTGTCTGTCAAACACAGTGAAGATCAGGGAGCCAGCGATGCCTCTCTTACCACGAGAGAACGCTCTTGGATCCGCATTGCCCATGGTGTAGACTGGAGCCTTTTCTCTAGTTACACTGTAGGAAATACCCTGGATCTCCGCAACGACCTGATTGTGAAATACAGCCTTCACGTCGCATCCGGAGAACGCGGTGTATGTCCTAGTGAATTGGCTAGTTGCTAGTCCTACCACGGTTGAATCTCCTTTGTTGAGTAGGGACCCTCAGTGAGAGGGTCCCTCTCGTTGGTTATAGACTTGGTCTGAGCTTCACAGTAACCTTGATCTTCCGCATTTCAAACGGTGGGACCAGGATCATCTCAACATTGACGATCCCTGCTACCTGCTCAGCCGGTGTTGCTGTGACATTGAATGCAAAGTCCACCAGAGCTCTGGCCTCAACCATGGCCTGAAGACCCTTGCTCACAGCTGTATCAAGGGCTCTTCTCTGGGCCTCATCGTTTGGCTCACCGATGAATGGCTCTGCAACCTCTCGTACAACATCCATAGCAGCGAACACAACTCTGACTGTTGAGAGTCTGACATAGTCAGATCCAGCAGCCGCAGCTGTAACTCCATCGGTAACTACGATACCAGGAGGAGTTCCACCTCTTCTCAGCGTCACATATCTCTTCTGAGATAGTGTGTTCAGCTGGCCATTGCTCAGTGGGTATCTCAGTCCAACCACCCTATCTACACGCTTGTTGGTAGTAGAACTCTGGGGTGGCAGAGTAGAGATCAGCCCAGCATACAGAGCCTCAGCAGTAGATGTGTATGGAACTGTTACTTCGTTGTTGATGAACAGCGGCTCCATCGCTACCACATTGACAAACTTGCTGTCGAATGCAGCCATGATGTTGGCACCTCTGGTAAGATCACTTGTGCTAACCTTTGTCAGCTTCGTGTACCAGTCATTCACATCTGTGAGACTATTAGAAGCAGCTGGCTTGACAGATATGATACCAATGGCTTCATTCACTCCCTCCTGAAGATTCGTCAGGAAGTCGTGTAGAAGAATATGATATCCAGCATTCTGTGTCTCAAGATCACCAGTCTCCTCGTTGTACGTCTCCTTGGTGTCGTCTAGATACATATTCATCGGAACGAATATGTCCGCATCGTAGTTCTCAAGATTATCAAGCGCATCTTCGAGAGCATCATACTTCTCTGCGTTAGTCATAACGATACCATCACTACCACCCTTAAGAGATACCGCGTTGAATCCAAGCGAGATCCATTCCGGCTGGTAGGAGTAGGTGAATCCTAGAGTGACAGGGACAGCTGCTGTAGCTGCTTCGATATCAGTCTTCGGAGAAGCATCCGTAGCTGGCCACAATAGCTTGCCAGTATCAGCATTCTCCAATATGATCTCACCATTTAGTCCAAACTGCTTCTTGTACTTGTAGGTGATGATCAGATTCGTAGGAACAGCATCACCGAAGTAGATGGTATTCCCAGATACGAAGTAGCTCTTCCAGTCCTCAGTTGCTTGAACAGCTGTTCTGGTAGCAACCTCTGTTAGAGAAAATGCAGTGCTTCGATAGCTGACAGTAAGAATAGTCCCTACTTCAGGAACCGCGCCAGCAGTGAATGTAACATCTGGACTTGGGCCAGCTGCAGTCAATACATAGTCACCAGCATCTACCGCGCTTCTTACACTACCAACTGTCTTGTATAGTGTGAAGTTAGTAGAATCAACTGTGACTGCAGAGTCGGTCTCCCACGAGTACGTTAGCGTACCAGTGGATTCAACAAATCCTATGAAACCATTCACAACATATTGCATTGCTTCGCTAGATGCAAATGATGTTCCATCCAGAGTTCCTATTGTCTTGGTTGTAGTAACATCGCCTCTGATTGGTGTCTCGTCCAGCTGAATGGTGTTCTTTCCTGCAGTCTCTATAATCAGTTCAGCTGTGCCACCGCTGGAGTTAGGAACAAGAGCTATCTGATATGCATCTGTTAGCTTAACGATCTTGTTACCTACAGTTGGGAAGTTACCAGTGTAGTTTCCATACAGATCTTCAACATTGGCAACGCCGGTTGGAAGACTAGTTGATGCATCCAATCCAACTACGTCGTCATCTAGTCTAGTCTTCAGCTCTAGTCTAATTAGCTCACCATCTACAGTAACACCAGAAGCCAGAGGAGAAGCAGATGTCGTTCCAGCTACATCAACCTCAAAGCTAACAGACAGATCCTTCATCGTGGCCTGTATGATGTCACTCAGATCTGTGTTTGCATTGATAGCATCTGCAAGTTCCTTGACATTATGCACATCTGCGCTGTAGTTGATGTTGGAATTGTAAGAGAATGCACTCTCCACACCACTGTCGGGATTGAAGACTACTACACTCAGCTCTCCATCAACATAGTCAAGTCTGACACTCACGTTGTTGTACTCATCCCCCTCCTTGAGGGCTTCTATCAACAGAGCGTCCTGAATCTGCGTAGCACCGTCTGATTCGAAAGTCGGATCATCGTACCCTGCACCACCTGCCGAATTAGCCTCAGCAAATCCAAGGGATGCCTTCTTTGCATTACCAATTCTGCATCCTCTTACGTCCTTAGCTGTAGCGTTGGCACCGAATGCCTCAAATATCCCTCGCACGAGGGTTCCATTACCATACGCTCCGAATATCTCCTTAGCATCGGACAGATTTGTGATAGCCACAGGCTGGTTTAGCGGACCAGATTCAGCAGTACCTAGAATGACAATACTGTCACCCAGGTCCACTTGTCTATGGATCTGCAGACCACCATCTTCAAGTGTAGAGGTTACACCTGGCAAATATGGGAATCTTTCAGCCATTTGTGGTCCTCCTATTTACTTTCATAGAAGTTCGTCCTGCAGAGTGCCGGTCTCAAAACCAGCAGCCTCTGCTTCAGTATTTACAATCGCGAGGAGTTTCAAATGGATCTCCTCCATCCTACTATTGTCAATTCTGTAATACCTTTTCGTTCTTACGTAGTATCTCAGAGTTCTAGTATTCAAAGCTGTGGCCAACCTATCAACTCGTTCGTCCATGGTTCTTTCCATGAAGAGAACTCTAGGTATGCCAATCTTCTGGAAATACCACTGAAACACCACTATCTGATCCTCGAACCACTCGGCTAGCTCTTCGCATTTTGCGTTGGTTTCCGAGAAGATGTCGAACTGAATCACGTTATCGAAGTCTTGTTCGAAGATATCGACAAGCAAGTCCTTGTCAGTTTCATGCTTTGCGGCCCTTTCTATAATTCTGGGCTTCCATTGCTTGTTAGGACCAAATGGTTTATCCCCAATACTTCCTGGGGCTCTCCTAAATACCTTCCATGTTATCGTGTCCTGGAAGAGTCTGGCTCTCTGATCAGTGTTGCTTTGATCAGCAAATTGATCAGTATATGACTCATCAAGATCCACTATGAAATCAGGATAGGCATGGGCAAATCTAACATTGGGATCTAGCACCTGAAGCATCAACCACATGTGGTGGGCGAAGTGCCTTATATCTCCTCCATCCTCTGCACGTATCCTAGGAGGGTCAGTCCTCGAATTCGGAATCAAACCATGATCATCTACCACGCCAGGTATGGGGACATAATCCCCAGTATCTGGATCTATCGCTCCAGAAGGGAGGACATCATCCTCTGTGATAACTACCTCTTGGAGAGGGACATACTCGCTCATGTCTTGATCGGTTCCCTTCTGCAGAGACAAGCGTAGAATTCAACCCTACCATTGTCCCCACGGAGTGGATAGATGTCGTTTATATTATACTTATCTTCGTCTGGCAAAACAAGTTGTCCGATCTCTGGCTTCACAGAATGATCATCCCAATTAATCTCGTAAATGAAGTCCGTCCGCTTGGGTTTCACGTCGTACTGGAGGAAGTAAATCCTGTAGTCAACGTGAATTACGCCTGGAGCAGTCTCCATTTCGAAGAATCTTGTGAGGCCACCAGAGATGACCTGGTCATATCTGGCCAGGTGAAGTTCATCTGTGTACTCCCAAGAAGGCCCACCTACGGACTCTTTGTACTCATCGTCTACCCAGTATTCTGACCTCTGGGATAGGTCAAATCTACGATATACAACCCAATGGCCCTGTGGAAGATCAGTGGCTCCGTCCCCCTCAAGGATCTTCCTCAGCTCCTCTCTCATGTTTATGCTAGCGCCCCCGCTGGATCCTATCCATCTGGACGAGGATCCTGCAGATCCTACGCTGTAGAACTTGCGGGCCATTAGAGGTTGCTCCTTGCTATCCTAAATGGATATGGAGGGTTGTCTCTGTTCCTATTAGTAGTTCCTGGCTTCAGGAGCCTGTCATTCACACTATCTGGGCTGCCTAGCCTAGACCAGGCACGTCCTGGATATGGATCAGCTGCCAAGATATGAGGAGTTGTCTGCATTGGAGCTCCAACCCCTATTCCTTGGGTGATGATCTCCTCTTCCTTCTCATCTACACACGCGCCTAGCTGCTCCAGGATTGGAATGATGTAATCCGCAGATCCACCACTATCCTTCTCTATAGTCATATCTCCAAGAGTACGTCTTCCTCCACCGAGGGTGCCAGCACCAAGGAAGATAGAGTTGAGAAGGTCCAGCTTTGTCTTGCAATCCACATACTCCCTAACATACAGAGGAGGATTACTATAGGAGAAGCTTCCTAGCTGCTGTGCTCGAATGCTGTTCCGGTGAATCAACACAGCAATTGTGTTATCTGGAACACCATCGATGATAGATCCAAGACTCAGTCTAATGACCTCAACAGAGATGTACATGGGGACCATGAGTGATGTAAACAAGAACTCATAGTTGGAATCCATGATAGTAGTGTTGAGACCCTTTATCCTATCCTTCAGAATAGTTACAGTGTAGTCAGATGATTGTTCCCATCTACCAGCAGTTGCTGTTCCCTGTACATATGAACCACCATTGTAGTACGAATCCACATATCCTGTACTGGTTGGAGTCAAATAGACAGTGTCCACATCTGAGTCATAGTACAGAGAGAACTGCGGTGCCGCTGGTGTGAACCCAGCAAACTCTGATCCAAGGACAGCCTGCGAAGTCATTGTTATACTGTTAGTTAGCCATCCTGTTGGATCAGCATATGCCCCAGATGGTAGCGTTTCTACTATGCTTACATTCTCTACCCACAGATCATCATTGAACTCAACGGCTATCACTTGATCCAATGGAACATTGTATGCTAAATCCTCTGGATCTGTTGACTCAACCAGAAGTGGAAGATAGTCAGTTGTGCCAGTAGAATCTGGTGTGGCATAGATAGTTGAATCTCCAGATGCCTCCACGAAGATATTCTCACCAGTGGTGAACGTCCAGGAGATATTCCCAACCATCGGCTCACCGGACAAATTCTTCACTCCAGTCAATACCGCAGCATCTGGATCCGTCGCACCAACAACCAACATCCTATATGTTGTGTTATTAGCTAGATAAGTAGATGGGGATACAGTTGCCTTCTTGTTACCTGGATTGTAAACAACAGTCCTACTGACAGTATCCATGTACTCGCCATCAATACTAAGAATCATTGTCAAGGTACTGATGGTGGCTGGATCCATCTGCTGATCGAAGGTAACTTCTACAACAGAGTTATTAGGTACAGATGTCTCCAGATTTGCAGGAGTGTATGTAGTGATAACAGGATAGGACACGGCTATTTCCTCTGAGCTCTCCCCTTCTTAGGCTCATTCACCTCAGGCTCCTTATTCAAAGGAGTATCAGGAGGCTCATCTTTTAGAGGTCTCTTACCATCCTCTACCCTTTCCCTGACAAAGTTCTCAACCATTCCTTCTTTGCCTGCTCCTACAGTTCCAGCTGCAAATTCAGACGCATACGTCTTGATCTTAGCCGAAAGAACCTTGATCAGACTCTTCCTCTGATCCTTCTTACGGAACTCAAGATTGTACAGGCACTCTATGTCAGTATTTGATAGAGTATCTAGCTTACCCTTGATGAAATCTGTGGAGTGCGTCAGAAGCTCTCTAAGATAGACGCTTCTTTCACCCATCTCTCTAGCCTTTGCAACATCAGCAGGCTTCTCTTGTAGGACAAATAGTCTGTTGGTCACAACACCCTTTCTTATCCTATCTAAGTCCTCATTGTCGCATTCTGGAGGAATCTGCTGATACGTATCACCCCAAACACTTAGATTGATTCCACTATACTCATCCTTCCAGATAGCGCTTGTCTTCAGATTCAAGCATACCCAATCACCAACTTTGACTTCTACTTCATGCGGCTTAATTCTAGGCATCAAAACCTCCAAAGTAAGAAGAAAGGGATGGGGTTCCAAACCCCACCCCTTTCATCAACTCCAATTATGTTCAACGTCCACGCCTTAGTAGGTTGCCCCGCTAGGCTGTGTCGTAGACTGACTGATCTCTGCCAGCGTCTGCTGGTTGACGTTATCGAACACGTAGTTACGGTCAACGATTACATTCTTCGCTACCGCAACACCACGACCCTGCTCGATTACCGCCAGACCATACCGCTCACGGATCTTCATTGCTCTGATGTCACGTGCTGGATCATCAAACTCCTCTGTTCCAACAGGATCTCTCACGACAATCACACCAGTCGCACCAGAATCGCACATAATAACGGATGTGCCAGGCTTGGAGACACCGGTTACGGATGGAGTGAAAGGAACGTGGGGCGACACGAGCACCGTCATCGGGGAAGGAAGACCCTTCGGAGCGATGTTGAAGGTCGCATTGAGAGGGTTCAGAGTCGTTACAAACGCACTCGGAGCTCTGAGCTGGGTTCCAGCGGTGGAGTCAGGACCGTCCGTCCCAGTTGCCTTCGTCCGTAGACCAAGACCACCGTGACCCGTCATCCAACCAGGAGCTGGCTGCCCATCAGGCAGTCTCCGTGTTGCGAGGGTTGCGCCTCTTAGAACAATCTCTCTCACCTCTGGATCGATGGAGAATACCTTCCATGCTAGAGGATGCATGAGAAGTACATCTGGTGTGAACCCACGGAGAACCAGGAACGTGTACATATCAAAGATATCGTTCAGCGTCATGGTTCCGTTGGCTGTACCATCGATACCGCGACCAGTCAGAGCACCCTCTACACCAAGATCGGTTGCTGTCGTCTGATCGTTGTTAAATACAGTTGCACCCATCGCGTTCAGTAGCTGTAGGGCCTTCTTCTCCTTGTGTCGTGCAAGAGCGCGTCCTGCAGCACGGAGCCAAAGTGCCATTACATCCCACTGACTATCAGCGATAAGCTCGTCTGTTACGGAGATCTTGAGACCGTGCTTCGACACAGCGACGGAGACCATGTCTCCCCCGTCCAGGTCTGGCATTCTCTCAGGGTACGGAGTCCCCTCGGGAATCTCAGCCGCATGGATAGCGCCGATGGCACCAATCTCAATCATTCTCCCTGCTTCCATTCTGACCTCTTCGAACAGATTAGGTACTACCAGGAGATTTGGTTCTAGTGCTTCACGAACGATGTACTGAACAACTCTCGGAATGAACCGAGTAGCATCTGGCGTTGCCAGCGTGTCCTGAATGGATAGACGAGCCGGAACCTGGTCCTTCTCGGAAATGCACCATCCATTGTTAGTGAACACGTCGTACATGTTCTTGATAGCAGGCAAATCGTCCACGGTGAAGTCACTATCTGCCGCGTTGAAGAGGTCGTAGAAATATCTGTTATCCATTACCTTTCCTCCTTACGCCAGCGTTAGCTGAATTCGGGCCACACCGAAGATACCTGCCTGCACAACATCCAACATCTGAACTAGCGATGGACCATTGGTGAATCTAGGATCACCGCATTCCTTCAGTACATCATAAACGAATGTGTACAGAGGTGCAGGCAATCCGCCTGTGTCTGTACCAGGCATCCCACTGTTGGGATAAGTGGTTACAGTCTCAAGCATGTCCTTTGGCCATCTGCTGTCGGTGATTACTAGTCTACCGACTGTCTGGGCTGTCTGGATAGCGTCCTTTGTGGCAGACCCTAGGGCCTTAGCAAAGTTTGCGCCTTCCTGACCATAGTAATACCCACCAGTGTCAAGGTTGGATGGGACCACATACTCAGGAACGAACTTGCCATAGATGTCAGACTTCATTAGACATCCAGGAACAAGCAGGTTCGAGCTGTCAACTGGGTTGTATGCGAATGCATGCTTTCTTGCAACTGCAACGTACCACGGAGCATCCGAAAGGATGACGTCGGCAGTGGAAGCACTGTCAAGAAACCCAGAAAGTGTGTTGTCCTTGCCTCTACCATTGCTGTCAGCAGCCCACAGGTCTACGAACGGTACCTCAACGTATCCACGCATCTTGATACCCCAGATGTTCCAAACCTGGTAATTCAGGTGCGCACCACGAATGTCCTGGTACACGTCACCTGTGACAATACCTACTGGCCAATTAGCCGCTCTGTTGTATGGAAGATTCTGATTCGACCCTCCAGCTGCGATATTCACATATGCAGCCGATGCGGGGTTGACAGTTCTTCCAGTGTCCAGAGAGGTGTACTGATCTAGAGCTGTCGCTCCACCAGACGCCGTTACACCGCCATTTGCTGGTATAAGCAGGCCAGCGATTGCATCCGAGTATCCCCAGTAATCCGTATCGATGTTGGCCTGAACAGCCCCACCAGTGTAGTCTACACCGATGTAAATCGAACTTGCCTCGATGATCTCTGCAAAACCTAGACCAGAAAGATCAGACGCAACTGTCTTGGTGCTTAGAACCGAGACAATCGTTCCCTTGGGAATTACGATTCCATCATCCAGCGTAGTATCTACCATCATGACAGGGAGATACCGATATGGGTAGAATGCCTCTTCGGGACGGGACCCGTTTGCATCCTCGGAGTGTTCAATCACACCACGTAGCTTCGACTGAATGAAGCCACTTAGGGGTGCTCTTGTGGTCTGGTACGGAGTGACATAGCCAGAGAAATCCAAGTTAAGATTTGGCATTTTCTACTGTCCTCCTACTTTCCTCTTGATTTGATACCGAGATGAGCACTAGTTTCTTCGCTACGTGTCTTTCTCGAAGGCCGTCTTTGGCCCTTCACACCAAACACTGTGAACTCACCATTGGTACCATCATTTACTTCTGCTTTGGAATCTACAACTTCTGTTGGTTTACCAACATCGTTTACTTCAACAGCTAGGTCGTTAATAGCATACTCAAGAGCACTGACTTCTCTCTTCGAGAATTCCTCGACCTTTTCATCTCTCAACTGCTTTCTGTCCTCAGAGCTTGTAGCTGTGAAGACATCTCTCATGTCAGGCTTTCTCAGAGTAATACGCATGTCTACTAGTCTCTCTGCGAGAGAACGATGTTTCTCTGTTATGAGAGAAGCATTCTGTTCAAGAAGCCTCTCTTTCTCTGCCTTGACGTCGTTCAACTCCTTCTGCAGATCCTCATTGGACTGCTTCAGAGTCTTATTCTTCTCGGTGAAATCTTCGAGCGTAGTGGTCATTGCCTTGTGCTGCTCAACCAGTACTTCGAATTCCTCCGTCTTTGCAATGAGATTATCCTCGAAGACAGCGGCCTGCTCTACATCAGCTACCCAGTATGCAAAAACGTCAGCTACTGATAGCTGCTCGTTGTTCTCTGCATCACTCTTGCTCTTCGAATCACATCCCATCGACTTCGCTTTGCGCGATACACAAGAAAGAATCCGAGACTTTGCACCGGACGATAGACCCTTGGCTCTTCCAATTAGTCTACGAGCTGCGGTGACATGTGCGCAATCTGGAACTGGGAATGATCTATTCGGTCCACAGAATGTGCTACTGGCAAGACTCTTTCTCTTCTTGGTGGAGAGCTTCGCATCTCCAACTTCAAGATCCAAGGCATCACCGAGATCACCAGCGAGTAGCTGTGCTTCCTCGTCAGTGAATTCATAGCTCATGATGCTTTCTAGATCTGTCATCTCATTGTCCTCTTCAGTCTCTGTTCCTTCGACAGTCTCTTCTAGTTCCTCTTCGAGGAACACTTCGCTGTCCTCCAGGACCATGTCTACTGTCTCAATAGACTCAACAGAGGCATATTCATCAGCTGGGGCATTGACAAAAGAGAGCTCATTGTAGCTCATCTTTCCGATCTTCCAATAGCACTCCTTGCCATCGTAAACCTTGCCCTTTTTGTGTTCACAGATTCCGCCTTCTGCTATGTTCTTATTACAAATAGAACAGTTGACTTCGTCTGTGGTCCCACCGATTGAAACCGTCAGATATCTCTCATCTAGGATCTTCTCGATTGCCGCAGCATCCGTGACCTTAGCAAGAACTGAGATATACCCAAGCGGCTTGCTTGAGTCGGACGTATGTGGGAGGTCAATATACTCTGCATTCTTAACTCTCCCAATAGGATCCGACATCTTATTGTGATGTAGAAGAACCGGCTTCTCATGCGGCTCAATCCACGTGATCGTGCTCTCCCGCATCTTATCAGGGATGTAGACCGCGTTATTCTTGTTCTTCATCCCAGCATGAGTGGCTGCAATACGCACCATCAATGCGGTCGGTGGAGAGCCGTCACCGGAAGAGTCAAGCCTCTCCCGAATCATCGTTCTTTGTGAATCTGTCAGATCAAGCTTCAGCTTTGTCCTGACTGTGTCATTGATATTCACGACGAACCTCCTACCCTTTGAAATGTATCATGTTACGACGCTTGGATCAAGCCTGCGCCATTCTTTGTACTTTACAAGTGCAATTTGGGTGAAAAGGTGGCAGATTTGCCATAGCCTCTGGGTGATTCAAATCTATGGAAACCTCCTCAGCCTTGCAACCGTCATTTGTCCTAGACCCACGTATCACCTGTATCTTATAGTCTCTAAACGACATAGAGGCCTTGGCTACTCCCTGGTTGTAAGCATTCATCAACTGTGCTCTGGCTATGAACTCAGTTCTGAAGGCCAGTGCTTCCATTCTGCTGATGAACTTCAACGATCCACCTTCTTCTCCGTAGTACCTCTTAACTTCTACTTCAACATCTTTTATGAGCCTTGAGATGTCCTTAACTGCAGAATCCATGAGCATATGCATGCCCAACTGCGAACTGTCACCGACATATCCAGCACTTAGGGCTCCTGTATGGAAAGCAGCTCTGACATAAGTATTCAGAGCATCATTCATGGCTGTTCTGGCCGTAGCTAGAGTTCCTTCCAGCATCTTCTCGTCTTTACCTTCCATTCTATCAACAAGATCTCTCTTCATGTCATTGTAAATGCCGAAGAGTGTACCGTGATATGTGGGAAAGGCCAATTGTTCAAGAAGAGAGATGTGCTCCTCAGATACAGACTTACCAACCTTGTCTTCTTGTTCTACGTCCTCTACGTCCTCCATATCAAATCGATCTCTCAGTAATTCTATTACAAAGTCTCTATTGAGTTTAGGAGAACTACGCTTGCCACTCTGATTTGCTGGCTTGCTTCTGTTAGCAGATGTCTTCTTTGTCTTGGCTGATGCTGTACTTGTAGCTGAGCCCTTATTAGCACCTTGCTTGACATACTGCTCGTCCAACGATTGGATAAGGGCCTTGGGCATTCCTATCAGCTCCCAGAAGGTATCCTTCCATTCCTCATCGCTGAATGGATCCTTACCAATGGCTCTTCTGAGCTCTGCTGAGGTGATGGCATTCTGCTCCCAAAGCTGAGTGTAATGATTCTCCATCGCCAGCTTCTTATCAATGTCAATCTCTGGAATGAACAGCTCAACTAGGCGGTCATACTGCCCACTGTCCCACTCAAAGCCACCCTCAGCCAGGAGCTCAGCTATTAGTAGATCAATGAAGATCTTAATACGCTTCTGGAATGCTTGAGCCACATCCTGAACAATGGCGTTAATAGTAGAAGCGGTAGATCTGTTGGCTGTGCCTCCTTCACCAACGACAACCGCTCCTAGCCTCAGTCCAGAGAGAACTCTGTTCTTGAAGTATTCCAGGTAGGGACCAGCATTGATCGCCTCTCCCTGAGCTCCTATGGCCTCCACAGAGTGCCTCTCGGAGACTATAAGGACTCCGTGCTTAGGCATCTCCTGTAGCTCACCCTTGAGATACTCAATCTCCCCCTCCTGAACAGGATTCTCAGGAGTCCCAACTTTGTACAAATAGAGAGGAACTGCGTGTTGGAATACAAGTATCTCTATGTTCTGCTCCATGCTTCGTAGAGCCCTAATATCGTCAAGAGTCGGTATTACGAACGGTGTTCCGAATGCCAGGCCTCTCTGTCTGGCATAGTGCATATGCAGCATATCTGCGGCTGGCCACTCTGGATACTGTCTATTTGGATTGGGAATCACTTGACGATATCTCAGTGGCTTTCCATTGTCTGCTCTGGCTATCTCCATAGAGGTAGCATCTAGAGCAAACAAACCAGCTATTGGTATGAACTCCACTCCATCGAACCTAGTCCACCGTCTTCCACCAGAAGCATTGTCAGATCTTCTCTTCTCAACAAAGGCATTGCCATAAGTAACTATCTGTCTGGCAATATCTTCGAAGAGATCATCCGTTGGTTGATCTGCTACCATGGAGATCTGATGGAATCTGCGCTTAACATAAGCTACAGCATCATTATCCTTTCCTACAAAGGACCACCCGTTCTTCCAAATCTCATTAACGAACTTGTCTACGGCTATCCTGAAATAAGTCTCTGTATCAATTGCAGCAGCCACGTCTGTTAGATTGTAGTCTGGCTCCTGGAAGTCAGTACTTCTTCCACTGGTGTTGTACACCAACTGCTTGCTTCTGATGGTAGAGACTATCTCAGTTGGAGTTGCTTTTGCATCAGTAGGCTCGTTGATCTCTTCATCAGGCACCTCGACAGGTCTACCTATGTTG